TGGTAATTGCCGCATTCATTAACTCAATACCACAATGTTCGCATTTAATTCCACCCTCAACTGAAGTTTTTAACTTCTCAACTTCTTCTATTTTGGTTTCAAGTTGAATTAACTCTTTATTAAGTTTAGCATATTCTTCCTTAACCTCATCATGCTTGTCCTCTTTATAAAACTCACTTGGTTCAACAACATTAAGTTCTTCAATTTGTTTGATAATACCCTCTTTTGTCTTTTCAAGTGTCTCAATCTCAGTTGTTACGGTTGTTGGTATTAATGAACTTATTTCAGTATCAATATCAGTATGTTTTTGTTTCAATAAATCATCACGATATTCTTGTCCTTTGATAATCCTGTTTTGGATATCAATCAATGTTGTATTAGCAGTTTCAATCTCAACTTTTAACTCATCAATTGATTTCTGTTTTTCCTCATTATCACTTTTAAGTTTTTCACTACTATAGACATTTGATATCATGGACTTGGAGAACTCTCCATAGATTTCTTTACCAATCTCTTCTTTTCTTTTTAAGAACTCAAGACCCATAAATCTTGATAGGACCTGACCTCTAGCCGTTGGTTTTGAGTCAATCAGGTCCTCCAAGTTTGTTGCGGTGGTAAGAATCGTCATTAAGAAATCTTCTTTTGTACCAATAGATGTCTTAATAAATTTTTCAGTTTCCCTTCTCTGTTCACCAGTGAAATTTTGTAAGCTACCATCAGATAATCTTTTGTAGAAATCCAACTCAGTTTTAACATTCCAATCACCACTCTTAGATTTTTTACGCTCAATGTTTCTTAGGATGATATATTCCTCACCATCTATTAATACCTCACCTTTAACCGCAACCTTGTTCTTATCTGTAAATCTATTAAAGATTTCTTCTGCTTTAGTTGTCTTCGTTGTTTCGTTAAAGAATAAGAATAATAATAAATCCACGGTAAGGACCGTCTTACCTCCAAAGTTAGGTGGATTTGATTCCACCACCGATATCCCACTACACTTATCAAAATCAATCTTTTGATTCTCACCATAAGAAAGGAAGTTTGAAAACTCAATATTCTTAATGAACCATCTTTTAAATGGTTGAGCCTCATCATCGTTCAATGACATTTTGTTGTCAACTGCGGAATCAATATCTAAAACTTTATCTAAATAATCATCTAAATTCTTGTTTTCTAGATATTGTTTAGCTAATTCTTGTTGATAATTTTTATCCAAGATATTGAATGAGATGTCAACATTATGGGTTGTTTCCTTATCAACTTTGGTTTTAGTAATTACATTAACATTAGTTGTTTCATATTTCTTTTGGAAATAGTGTCTAACACTTTTAATCTTCTCTTGTGTAAAGTTTTCAGCGTAGTCCTCCCATACCACTTGGACATATGGGTTATCTAAAGTTGTTAATGTTACTTCTTCTGTCATTTTTGTATAATTAAATTTTGGTGGTGGATTAAATAAATCCATAGTTTATTATCCTTCTTGGTCTGGTAATGTTTCATCAACGATTGTTGCATCTTCAACTTCTTCAGATTTTTCCATAACAGAAACACCATTCTCAATCATGTCAACAACTTCCGCACCTTCAATTTCATTAAAGTTTTTCGCCAACTCATCAAACTTCATTTTCATTAACTCGTTATAAGTTTTCTGAAATTGTTTTTTTTCAATAGCAATTCGTTGATTTCTTTTAACAACTTTTTTTCTGTGTTCTTTAGCTTTCTTTCCCATTTTTATTTTAAATTAACCATTAATAATTTCTTCACCATTCTCATCTTTAACAATATATGTTAACTCTTGTTTTTGATTTGACATTCTATTTTCCTCAAACCATTCTACAATTGCATTGATTGCCCATACAGCTCCTGATGAAAGTATACCATCAAAAAACCAAGAAATTTCATCAGCAATACCAAATAAAGAACTTACTGGTGAATATACACAAAATCCCAAAAAGAATCCACCCCATGTTGAGAAACACATTGGACAAGATATAATACCATGTAAAAATGTACCTAACTCACTAAATGGTGTTAGTTCATTCTCACCCCATTTTCTTAACCCATCCCTCAATCCTTGGAATATTGAGCCGTAAACCATAATGTTCATTAAACCATAACTTAAAATGAACCACGCTAATAATTGTACCATAACTTTATAAATTTTCGTTTATGTTTGAACCTTTCATATATACCGCACCTGTCGGATTTAATCTTGATTCTAATTGTTTAATAAGACCCTTCAAACCATCTATTTCGGTGTTCTTATCTTTCATTTCACTTCTTAACTTTTGTAATGTATCCTGAAGCATAATAACCTTATCATTTGGTTTTTCAACTTCCTTAATTACTTCCACCTCTTTGATAATTTCAACAGGTGGTTTGTCTAAAGCAATGTCTAAACTTCGTCTAAGTTCGTCTAATTTTTCATCCTTTTTAGACATTTCATTTTTTAACTCGGCAATAACTCCGCCAAGTTCATCTTCAGTTGTTTTGTCACTAATATACTCAACTTTTGTGACAACTTTTTCAACGGGTATTTCTTTAATAATTTCCTTCTCAATCACAACTTCAACAGGTACCTCAACAATCTTTTCTTTTTCAACAATAACTTCAACAGGTACCTCAACAATCCTATCAACAGGGACTTCCACTAGTTTTTCAACAATAACTTCTTTTATTAAGTCTTTTTCACCTTCATTAAGTGTTTTTCCCAAAAGTCCATACTTTTTTATGTCAAACCCTTGTTTGAAACACTGGGACACGAATAACTCAACATCATCAATATTATTTAATTTACAATAGTCAAGTATGTCTGAATTATATTTTGGATTAACATTATACATTACTTAAAACCTCATCACCATTAATGATATCCTCAAATGATTTTATCTTAAATGATAAGAAAGGTTTAGGATTTTCCAAATCAACAAATTCATATTTATCCTTTTCAACATCGTAAATTCCATATCCATGGTTCTTTATTGTTTCACCATAGTTTTGTTGAATGGTTGACCCTACCATGTATGCTTTCTTACCTCCTGGTATGTTGAATACTTGTCTTTTATGAATATCCCCACAAAGTACAATATCACAACCTGCAAACTTATCAGTTTCAAATCCTGTGTCAAATTTATACCCAATATCGGTCGTTAATCCTTGTACTGGTCCGTGGAACAAACCAATCTTAACTTGGTCTGACTTTTGAATGTCGGGTGGAATGTTGTGGTCCATCAAAGAATAAACACACCAATCAATATTTTGGTCTTCATATACACCTCTACTTTTTAAGTAAACAATGTTCTCATCTTGTAATGAATCAATAATAGGTGTTAGAGCGTCCAATCTTGACATGTTGTTTTCCAAAAAGTCGTGGTTACCAATAATAAGAATTGTTTTTGCAATCTTTGAGCATTCAGTTAAAGTCCAAGCAACAAACTCAATAAGTTCAGGTGTCATTTGATTTTTAGAATGAACCAAATCACCAGTAAAAACAATTCTATCAGGTTTGATTTCCTTAAATTGTTCAAACATATCCACCAATATCCCACGATATAAATCGTGGTCCCTGAAAAGTCGGATATGTAAGTCTGAAAAGTGTACTAATTTCTGTATCATTACATTACAATTTTTGGTGGTTTACCCAAGTCATCATATTCGTCGGGTTTAATAGTGATAGGTTCAAATATAGGTGCGGTTTTTCTACCTAAATGTTTAAATGTATCAAGGTCAATCTCATCTTTAACCTGACTCATCTTCTCAATAATTGGCGCTATATCTATATGTTTGTTCTCCAACTTCCCATATAGATATCCTTCCAACCAAATATAAAATTCCTTATGTGTCATACCCCCATATTATATAAATTAGCTAATATCAACCGAGCCATTTTAAATTCTTTAACCCTATTTAATTTTAGACCATAAGTGTGTGCAATCACAACTAAATATGGTTTGACATCACTATATTTCATTTTACCAATTTCCATTAATTATCAAATAATTTAAATTCTTCATTAACATGACCACAATCATCACATCTGTATGTTGGGAATGGTACTATAGTGTCTTCAGAACTACCAGTTAATAACGCCGCAACTTTTTTAATTAAAACCACTTCTTTAAAATAGGTACTACCACATTCCTCACAAACTACCGTAGGTTGTTTCTTTAAGTCAATTCTAGGTTGTATTAAATCTTCCATAATTAGTAATTTACTATTTCTTCTTCCTCATTTGTGTATTTTTGTTTAATCATTTCAGTATTAAACTGAAACTCGTCCGATAATGTACTTTCAGAACCCCCTTTAATGTTTTCTTCGTACATAATTTCGTTAAAATGTTCAACAATTTCTTCTTCAGTTTTCCCTTCAAGTTCAGGATAATCTTCTAAGTTAATTTCAATTGGTCCATAAGATTCGTAAACCTCATAGGTTTTGGTCATGTAAAGTTTCATTTTATTATATATTTGATGTTTATTTTTCCAACTTCTTTATCCCACGATGTGTTATACCACCATGCAATTGTAATTGTAGATTCCATAGTCTAATAATATTAAATTTGTTTTATTTTGTCAAATACTTTGACATATCCATATCAAGTATTGTGTTTAAAACTTGTTTGGGGACTCTATATTCCTCATATTCACCCTCATCACTTAAGTGAACAACAATACATCCATATATCTTAATGTTCTCGTATTTACTACCTTTCAACATATCTAAAAGTAATTTACCATAAAATGGTAATTGAGTGAAGTAGTGTCCAAGTGCGGTATCATCCAAGTTATTGAAGGGGTATTTCATCTTTTTGGTAAAGTGATTCGCTTCAAAGTTCTTCTTCTTATTTGTCTTCCAATCTGTTACCACAATACCTACCTCTGTTTTGTCTTTATTAAAGAACAACCACTTCTTATCAGGTTGTCCAACATATCCAAGTTCATTACTTCCTAACACAATTTCAGTATCCAATAGAACACCTTCTCTTTCTAACATCAATTCCAAATATCTACTACCCGCAGATATCATAGAATCCCCTTTTAATATCTGAGTAAAATCAACCTCAAATATTGGTTCCCTCACTTCTTTGTCCAAACCAAACATCTCAACTGACTTCTTCTCCAAAAAATAGTGGACTCTGGAACCCATATTTGTGGAATATGTACCAGCTTGGGACCATTCCTTCAATAACCTCTCTTTCTCAACAGGGTCTCCAGCGGCTTTCTTATCAGCAATTCCATCAGAGTCAAACTCAGTATAAAAAAGTTTCATAACTTTTGATACAGATGGCCAATCAGACCTTAACTCACCTTTCTTATCTAACATCGTATAAGTGTGTGTGTCCTCAACGAATGTTAATTGTAGTTCTTCTTGTTTCTTTTTGATTATTTCATTAATCTCATCTCTAATCTCGTATAAATTCATCGCATATTATAATAATATTCATTTATTTCCCCTCTTAAATCGGCAACATCCGAATCTCCCGTTAATTTTATAATCTTAACTCTACCATATAAATCACCACCATTTAAATTGTGGTATAACTTGGTGGCATCACTCCAAGCGTCACTATCCAAACATATTATGATGTTACCTTTGGCTTTATTATATATCGTTTCAAATAGTAAATCCGACATATGTTTACCAAGCATTGCAATACTATTGGGTAAGAACACCGAATCAAACGCGCCTTCAACCAAATAGATATCTTTGTTCCAATCAATTAGGTTTTCGTTAAAGATTATCTTATCTTTTTCAGCCTCTGGGTTCTTGTATTTAGCTTTGGTGTGGGGGTCCCAACTTCTCGCAATATAATAGTTCAATTCACCTTTCTTATCATATGACGGAACAACTATTCTACCTGAATGACTACCCTTATCACAAAACCCAATCCCATACTTTTCAATTATATCATTAGTAATACCTCTACTTTTAAGATAGTTATATGCCTGTTGATATATAGGGTATCTTGGGTTTGAATCCTTGAAGAGGGTGAAATTTGGTGGTAATGTTAATTTTTTAACTTTCTTTTCTTTGGGTTTATTTTCCTCTGGTTGGAGGATTTTATAAACCTTTTTTTGTTTACGATTACCATATTTATCAAACAACTTACCCAAAGGTCCGTGAGTCCCCTCGCTATCGCCGCAAGACCAACATTTATAAACATGTGAGAAATAATTAACCTCAAGATTACCCTTGTGTCTATCCTCATCACAAACAGGACAATCAAATGAGATTTGACCCCTATGTTCGTAGTGAAGTTTCTCATCACCCAAAATTTCTTTGAGCAATTCAACCAATATTTCTTTATCGTCTGACATTACACCTAAAATAAGAATAAATAATATATGAATCAACCTTCACAAGTTTTTGACCTCCTTTATATTTATTTTAAAAACAAAATAAATGCCGACGCAAATAACCATAAACACAATTTCGGGAGTTCAACCATACGATATATACATATGTGATGACCCAATCACAACTTGCATATATATAAGTACAATTTCAACTGTTCCTTATGTATTTAACGTACCTACATTATTGGATGGTCAATCATCATATAATTTAAAAATTGTGGATAATAACGGTTGCTCGGTTGAAGAAAATTTAATACCATAATGAGTTGTAATTGTTTATTAGTCAGAATTGACCCTAATGATATTAGTTCATCAACAGGTAATACCCTATACACCGATAATACCGTCTTTATTGATGGTTTTTTAGATTGTGAGTCAACCCCTGTTGTAAATGAATTTACAGATAGAGGGTATTACTGTTATTGTATGACAACTTCCGCAGATTGTAGTATTTGTGCGGGTGACGGATGGGTCGTTTATGACGAAACATCTTGCTACAGAGAAATTACAACAGCCGCAACACCTCCTGTATCACCATTATCGGCGGTTGCCACATCATTTTTTGTGTATTCACAATTTGGTAGTTATTTTTACCAACCAGGATTTTGTCAATGTGGTTCAGGTGCAACATATACTATAGTTACAGGTGTTGATTCGTGGGAAAATGTTGGTGACACTATTTCTGAAGGCCCTTTAAATAGATGTGCCATTTGGCCAACAACAGGTGGAAGTGCACCACCATTCAACAAATGGTTAGGATTTTCATCTTGTTTATCAGGGATTACTGAAACAAAAACATACTGGGTTGGAATTGGGGCTGATGATGATTTTAGACTTGTCTTAGATGGTAATCTTATTGTAGATACTTCTTTACCTCCTAATCCTTTCACAACGAGTAACGGTCAATCCTTTAAAAGATGGAACGTATACCCCGTTGAGATTGGTGCAGGTGACCATACTTTGGAGGTTTACGGATTAAATGCTGGTAGTCAAGGTGGTTTTGGATGTGAGATTTATGATGGTGATTTAGCAACATTAACTGGTTTAACGACTTATGCGGCATTAGAACCTTATATAATATTCACAACATCAGGCCAAACAGAATTTACTATAGTTCAAGACACATTAGGTAATTACGATTCATCAGGTTATACTTGTCCTTCAGGATATGTTTATTCTGAATGTAGTGGAACTTGTGTTTCATATGAATTCTGCGAAACACCAATGTCACCAACACTTTATTATTATCAAGATGATATAATAGTTTCAGGTGAAAGTGTTTTAAGTGAATTTGTTTTACAAGAAGAAAATTGTTCTGAAGAAAGTGATTGTTGTGGTGATATATGTAACACATCAGGTTATTGTGTTTCAAATACGGAAAATATATCATATGATGATAACTACATTGAGAGTGGTTTACATAACGGTAAACCTTATTGGGTTGGGGAATCTAATGGTTTATTTATTTATTATTCAACAGGTAACACTCAATGGTGTTTAGCGATGTCTTTAGACGGTCCTTGCTTTCTTTCAGGTAAATCACCTTGTGTTAGTGTTTGTCCTGATTTACTTTCAGAATATTTTTCTGAAGGAACTTGTTCAACCACAACTACAACAACGTCACCTTGTGATACTTTTGATTTTGAATCGTTATTTAATTGCGAGTTTGAGCCAACCCCTACCCCCACCCCAACTCAAACAACAACACCCACACCTACCCCAACACCAAGTCCAACAAATGTTTGTGGAGGTGTAAATGTTGGTGCAACTATTTTATCGTTTACGCCAACACCAAGCCCGACTCCTACAATAACACCAACACCTTCGGGTATTGTTGAAAGGCCGTGTCAATACTCTGGTGATGTAACATTTAATACGGTTAATGAAATGATTAATTGTCCTGTGAGTAAACAATTTCAAGATTGTTACAATGGAACAATGTATTATACCACTAATAACGTAACTATCCCATCAGGAGGGACTTTAGAACAATATCAAGTATTCTATTCAACTGTTGACGGATTAACTAAATGTATTTCATATGTTGGGATTACAACTCAAGTAATCGGGGTTAATAATATAATTTTAAATGTTGGTCCTTTAGGATTATCTAATTTAGGTGGTTGTGCTGTTTGTACAACTTTTTCTGAGTGTTATACTTATACTGTTAATACAACAAAAGGCAATTCTATCACATTTGAATATACTCCATGTTGTGGTGAATCATTACCGTCACCATATACTTTTGATGAAGGTTCAATTAGTTTTTGTTCAATTACATACCCTAACATAATTTTAGGTTCACCGATTATATCCGTTACAGCATCCTGTGAAAAGTGTCTCGCATAAACTTAGTTTTATTCAGATATAAAAAAGTGAATTAAATATTTATGTAATATAATGACTTCAATTGAAATAAGTAACATATCAGGTTTACCAAACCCATATCAGATTTACGTTTGTGACGTATTTGGTAATCAATGTGTTCTAATTGCAACAATTAATACTTTAGTACCTCCAAGTACAACATTTTTATTACCCAGTCAATTTGATAGCGCACCTGCAGTTGGTATTAAAATTATAACAAATGATGGTTGTGAACGATTTGAAATTGTTTATTGTATATCACTAATTACGACCCCAACCCCAACCCCAACTCCAACACCGACTCCAACACCGACTCCAACTTCAACTCCAACACCAACTAACACCCCAACTGAAACTCCAACTAACACCCCAACTGAAACTCCAACTAACACCCCAACTGAAACACCTACTAACACCCCAACTGAAACACCTACTAACACCCCAACTGAAACACCTACTAACACCCCAACTGAAACACCTACTAACACCCCAACAAAAACTGCAACAAATACACCAACTGAGACCCCTACTAACACTCCAACTGAGACGCCAACTAACACTCCAACTGAAACACCAACTAACACACCAACTGAAACTCCGACGAACACACCAACAAAAACTGCAACAAATACACCTACTGAAACACCAACGAACACACCTACTGAAACTCCGACGAATACACCTACTGAAACTCCTACTCAAACACCGACTAACACAATAACACCAACCAATACTGAGACCCCTACGAACACACCTACGAATACATTAACACCTACTAATACTGAGACTCCTACTCAAACACCGACTAACACAATTACACCAACTAATACAATAACTCCAACTAATACTGAAACACCTACTCAAACGCCAACTAATACCATTACCCCAACTCCGACTGAAACACCTACTAATACCCCAACTAATACCATTACCCCAACTAATACTGAAACTCCAACGAACACTCCAACGAACACATTAACACCAACCAATACTGAGACCCCTACGAACACCCCAACAAATACAATAACACCAACTAACACTGAAACTCCTACACCTACCCCAACTAACACGATAACCCCAACCAATACTGAGACCCCTACTCAAACGCCGACTAACACAATAACACCAACCAATACTGAGACCCCTACGAACACCCCTACGAACACAATAACACCAACCAATACTGAGACCCCTACGAACACCCCTACGAACACAATAACACCAACTAACACTGAAACTCCCACGAACACCCCTACGAACACAATAACACCAACTAACACTATTACCCCAACTAACACTATTACTCCAACTAACACTGAAACACCTACTCAAACACCAACTAACACAGTCACACCGACAAACACAATCACACCAACAAACACAGAGACACCTACTCAAACGCCAACTAATACCATAACCCCAACTAATACTGAAACACCTACTCAAACGCCAACTAACACGATAACCCCAACTAATACTGAGACCCCCACTCAAACACCAACTAATACACCTACGAATACTGTCACACCAACTAATACTTCAACTCAAACTCCAACAAATACACCTACAAATACTGTTACACCGACAATAACTTCAACACAAACTCCGACTAATACGTCCACTAACACAGGTACTCCAACAAATACACCTACAAACACATCAACAAATACACCAACTAATACGCCGACAAATACTATTACCCCAACAAACACATCAACTCAAACACCTACGAACACATCAACAAATACTCCAACGAATACCGTTACACCAACAAGAACTGCAACTAACACACCAACGAATACTCCAACTAATACTGTAACCCCAACAAACACTTCAACCCAAACTCCGACCAACACACCTACAAATACTCCAACGAATACTGTAACGCCAACTAATACTTCCACTCAAACTCCGACTAACACACCTACTAATACTCCAACAAGAACTGTTACACCTACTAACACTATAACACCTACTAATACATCAACTCAAACACCAACCAATACACCTACAAATACTGTAACATCTACTATCACCCCTACAAATACACCTACAAATACTTTAACACCAACCAACACTATTACTCAAACCCCTACGAACACACCTACAAACACAATTACACCTACAGGTACAATAACACAAACTCCAACCAATACACCGACTAATACTTTAACACCAACGAACACATTAACTCAGACACCAACAAACACTCCTACAAATACCGTAACTCCAACTATTACTTCAACTCAAACTCCGACTAACACACCAACAAGAACTGTTACACCTACTAATACTCCAACGAATACCTCAACTAATACTCCTACTAACACTATAACACCGACAAATACACCAACTAATACGCCAACAAACACGATAACAAATACTGTTACACCTACTAACACCTCAACAAATACACCAACAAATACCGCAACGAATACACCAACAAATACCGTTACTCCTACTAACACTCCTACTAACACTCCTACTAACACTCCTACGAATACCTCAACGAATACCCCTACAAGAACATCCACACCAACTAATACCCCTACAAGAACCGCAACGAATACACCAACTAATACCCCTACAAATACTGTAACACCAACTCAAACAAGTACTCAGACACCAACTCAAACAAATACTCAGACACCAACTAACACTTCAACTAATACTGTAACACCAACACCAACTCAATACCCATGTAATTGTATTGACTTTTTAGATACAACAATAGAGGGTTTTATCACATATAGTTATGTTGATTGTTCAAATGTTACCGTTACAGGTGTTACAAATCCAGGTAATGATTCATTTAGAGTTTGTGGTAGTAATCCTATTGTTAGTAGTCCTAAATTAGAATTCACTATAGGTGGATTTTGTTCTGGAGGTATATGTCCAACACCAACTCCAACACCAACACCAACTAATACTCCGACTAATACTCCGACTAATACAAATACTCCGACTAATACACCTACAAGAACATCTACACCAACTAACACTCCGACAAGAACCTCAACTAACACCCCGACCAATACGGTGACGCCAACAAGAACACCAACTAATACACCAACTCCTACCCAAACACCTACCCAAACACCTACTAACACTATAACAAACACACCTACAAGGACATCAACACCTACAAGGACATCAACAAACACACCTACAAGGACATCAACACCTACAAATACACCTACAAGAACATCAACACCTACAAACACACCTACATTAACTGAAACCCCTTCACAATTCTGTTTTTCATTCCCTTCAAATCAGACAAATATTATAATTAACGATAATACAACCGCATCAGTATACCCTATAACTTTTACAGTATCAGGTTTAGTTACACCAATTACAGATGTTAAATTTGTACTTAGTGGTTATTCTCACAATGCGGTTGGGGACGTTGGGATGGTTTTAGTTGCACCTGATAATTCAACTTATTCATTAATTGCGGGTAGAATAGGTGGTGTTACAACCGCAACTAATGTAACAGTTACATTAACGTCTTTCTCAACGCCTGATTGGAATGGATTTAGTTCAGGTACATTTGGTAATAACTCTACAATACAAAACTCAATGACGTTTAGTGCCCCTTGTCCAGTACCTCCTTTGGTGGCTCCTGGTAACTCACCTGAGTTTACTGTATTTGACGGAATACAACCACCAAATTCAAATGGTACTTGGTCATTATATATCCAAGATTTTGCGGTAGTAGATGCTGGTACGTTATCAAGCGCAACTTTAATAATCTGTACTGATGATGTAACTCCTACACCAACACCAAGTAACACTCAAACACCTACTAATACTGCAACACCTACAAGGACACCTACTAATACTGTAACACCTACAAGGACACCTACTAACACACCAACCAATACCTCAACAAATACACCTACAAGAACCGTTACACCAACCAATACCTCAACAAATACACCTACAAGAACCGTTACTCCAACAAATACTCCAACCAACACACCTACAAGAACTTCAACTAATACCCCAACTAATACTGTAACACCTACAAGGACACCTACTAACACACCAACCAATACCTCAACAAATACACCAACAAATACACCTACAAGAACCGTTACACCAACCAATACCTCAACAAATACACCTACAAGAACCGTTACTCCAACAAGAACACCAACAAATACACCTACAAGAACTTCAACTAATACCCCAACTAATACTGTAACACCAACAAATACACCTACCAACACACCTACCAACACACCTACAAGAACCGTTACTCCAACAAGAACACCATCCAATACACCTACAAGAACCGTTACTCCAACAAGAACACCTACTAATACACCAACAAGAACTCTTACTCCAACAAGAACACCAACAAATACACCTACAAGAACCGTTACTCCAACAAGAACACCAACACCAACACCAACTTGTAGTTGTCTTCAGTATGAATTGGTGTCAAACTCATTTCCTGCGAATACAACATTTACATTTACCCCTTGTTGTGATGAGGCCGCAACATCACCAATTATTATAAATAATTTTCAGAGTCCTGTATATGTATGTTCCAGTACTACCCCATCCCGTTCAGGTGCTGGGTCTGTAACAGCCGTGGGGTGTTGTCCAAGTTGTAATCTAACTCAGTCAGGATTAGTTTTATGGTATGATGCGGGTAATGAAAATTCTTATTCAGGGAGTACCAATTTACTTGATTTAACAACAAATAATAACGATACCGTCTTAAGTTCGGGTGTTACGTATTTTCCAAATATACCTCAAGTTTATGGTAGTTTACTTTTTGATGGTGCTGGTGATGATGGGTTAGATGGTAATAACGCATCAATACAATTATCAACGGGTTGTACTGTTGAGGCGTTTATTAGACCAACAGGGTTTACTAATAGCCCTAATATAATTTCAAAAGATAGTAATAACGGTTATAGATTGAGAATTAATACATCGGGAAATATTAATTTTATTGCTGATGGTTCGGCAATTAATTATACATCATCACCAACAGTATTAACCGCAAATACATGGGCTCACGTTGTTGCAACACACGGCCCAAGTGGTGGTAATTTATATCTTAACGGTACTTCAGTTGGTAGTAATGGGGACCCTTTTGGGACAGTTACAAACGTTTCTAGTTTACGGGTTGGTAGGTTCCAAGCAGGTTCGCCTCAAGAATATTTCCAAGGTTATATCGCTATTATTAGAATATATAACAGAGAATTAAGCTCTACTGAGGTCACCAATAATTTTAATTCAGAAAAAGATAGATTTGGTTTATGAGAAAGTATTTAATTATTTTAACATCAGAACTTAGCAAAGTTGATTTTAATCAAATTTTAGAAAGAAGTATTTCTGAATTGGGATTTAGTATTGACGGTACTAAAACTTTTATAAGATGGCAATCGGAAACTGACCCTACATTTCTTATTGATTTAAGTTATATGGAAGGTCCGTATAATAACTCAGAAATGATTACTATTTTATCAGGTCCAGAATGGTTTACTGAAAGTGTATAATTACCAAACTTCAAGTTGTTTCATATAACCAAGGACACAACAATAGGCATCTGTTTGGTCAAAATTTTCTTTTTTAAGGGTATTGTTCTTAGTATACAACCATTGAATTTGTGGTTCAAGTTTTGCAACTTTTTCCCATATAATCATTTTCTTATCAATATCTTTTGGTAAACCACCAAATAAAACATATTTCCCTTTATCATTTTGTTGGACTAGTTCAGGAAATGCAAACTTTCTTGAATTATACGTAGAAATAAACTCAGGTACAATCCCTAACATATCATATATTTCTTTACAAAGAAAACTATTAAATCTTAATAGGGTTTGGACCGTATTAATATTGTTTGAATTCAATAATGGTTCTTCTATAATGACTTTAACGATACCTAAATTTTTATATTCAAGTAATTTGGTTCTAAATATCTCGGCCTTTAATAATAGTTCTTTTATTTTACTATTCTCACCATTATCTTTTGATTTTGGTCTTGGCGATATGTGAGTCAATTCTAATAATTCTTGATTTTTTATATCAAATAACGCCCACCCTATGGTACGAGTTGAGATATCTAAACCCAAAACTTTTGGGCTTTCTTTTAAGGTTTTACTCATAATTTTAAAAATCAAATTTTATAACAAATTGCTGAATCCCTTGTCTTGGTGTTGGTGATTGCAATTTTGATATAATCATAAGCTCTTTTTTAGAATTATAAAGTCCAACTTCAGTTATGTAAGATGTTGTACCATTGACCCATCCAGGGTTTGAACTTGCTTGGAATTCGGCTTGACTTAAATTAATTTTGTACCTCATCTCATATATAGTTGCTTGAATATCCGTTTCAAGTGTTCCATAAAAATAAAACTCATCACCAAAATTAAGTTGGGTACCAGTATCACCAAGTGTTGTTAAATCAAGATAATCACTTAAATCATAAGTGGGGGCATTGTTATATAAATCATCAGTAATCACAAATGTTGTACCTGTCAATCCATCTTGAGTAATGTGACCATTAATTGTGGTTGCAGATAATAAATCGGTGAAATCAATAATTTTCCAATCCGTAGGGTCAGGTCTTCCATCACCAGTTACTTTTTGACAAATTATTTCAAATTTGGTTCCTAAATATCCTGTTGTAATATCACAATTCGTCGGACAAATGGTTGTTGTAGTTGTTGTATAGACACTTGTTGTGGTAGTTGTTGTAGATGGATTGTACGGTTGGTAATTTAAACACCCAAATTCACCTCCGAATCTCACCGCAACATTTTGTGATGAAATATCATTACAATTTAGATTAGGACCCTGTTGTTTAATGTAATAATTGCAATGTAATGAATTGGTAAATGACATATCATTACTTAATCTATAAGTAACATACATATATTCAGTATTACCCGTTAAAACTCCTTGGGTTGATTGACTTTCACTTCCACAAGTATTAGGTGTAACTAAAGATGTTTTAGGTGCTGGTAATGTCCAGTTTCTATTTGATTTATACGACATTGCAGCTATAATCTCCTCATCGTCTATAACCACAATTTTGTGGTCAGGAAATACTTTCCCAATTCTATTAGGTAATCCGTTACTATTAGGGTTAGTATCCCAAAGATGATAGTAACGAATACCAGGTAAATTCATATCAATGTTTTTCTTAGACTCAATATATTCTACTTGAAATAAATCAAACTCCTCAAATCCTGGAGGGTCCACATAAAAACATTGCCCTTGACAACAATCAGGGTTTTTATGCCACATTAACCAAGGTAAACACATTTTAAAATTTCTTGCTTGTCCTAAAGTATCTTCAGGTACATTCGGGTCTAATGGTTCTAATGCGAATTTTTCACCATAAACAAAATCAATAGTTTGATTAGTGTAATGAATAATAGCAATAGCCTTTTGTTCTTCAGGTGTTACCACAACCTTTTCATCAAATGAATTATAAAAATATACCGAATCAGTATCGGTCTGACCTGAACTTGATTGATACCCCAAATATTCTTTAGTTCCAATATAATCAACCGAACCAAAGTCACTAAATCCTTTATATACCGAATTATTAATACCAGCTAAAGTTTCTGACCAAGGAATATTCATATTCCATATCTTAACATCTAATTGGTCAGTATTACAAACTGATTCAAAATCAATCACATCAATTCCAAAATGTTGTAAGGGAGTTTCACTATCATAAAAAGGTACCATTGCTGGTGGGTATATTAAAGTTCGGGAATAACAATTCCCCAACAAATAAGTAAAGTCAGGTGTAGGTCTATCTAATGTGATTTGGTTATGACATACATCAATAATCCTATATGTTAATATTGGATAACAGCTATACATTGACATCGCACAATTAGGTACTTCTACAGGGGTCGGTGTTGGGAACACTGTTGTTGTAGTAGTAGTTGTTTCACAAGGTATTGTTGTCGTTGTCGTTGTGGTTGGTGGTATAGTGGTGGTTGTGGTTGTTGTGGTAGTTTCAGTGCCACACCCACAATCTTGTTTAGCCATACCATCATAATATATTGTAATAAAATCACCAACTTGAGGTAATCTACCTATATTTAGGTTACAACCAGAATAAATAATTTCAATGATATTTGACCCATTTAATGTAGTCATATCAACTATATAATTAGAGTTAATAGTATGACTATTATCAGTATAAGCACTCCAAGATGTAAAATCATTAACCGTAATTCCCGTAAAAAAACCTCTAGGCTCCGCCCTATTATATACAGGACTTACTACTGAATCCATATAAGGAATCCCATAAGTATTACCCGTAAAACCATCAACGTAGTAAGGATATTTAACATTTTGTTTGTTTGATTGAGGAACTCCACTTGAATTTTGAGCATTAAATGCTGGTTCCAATATCATCGTATTATATTGGTTATACGAACTTGGTAATACATCATATGACACCTCACTATCCCCAATTTGGAAATATGAAATATTAAAATTACCTTCGGATAACCTTTGTCTTCCCGTATCAGTTAACCTACTATTAATTAACGCTGATGTATTTTTTATTATATAACTCATATTTTATTTATAAATATCTTATTTTAAAAATTAGCAAGGTATTCCTATAACTGTTATATTATTGCTAGCGACGATAGTACCCAATGAATCCTTTATTTGTGGTGAATATAACCCATTACATATTCCTTGGAATATTGGGCTACTCACCCAAGTAACCCCCCCATCTATGGAGTATTGATAAGGTGGTACCCCTCCGCCACCAGTAATTGTGATAGAATTTAAACAACTGTAATCACAACCTTTATAATTAACACTTGCACTTATGGTTAAATTATCATTATTTTGACATTCACCTTCGTAAACAGTTACACTTCCATCAACACCTAATATGTTCCAACCACTTAATGGTGGGTATGCTGGGTTATTATTTATAACAACTAAATTAGTTAATGTGTCAACCAATTCCCATCTGTTGTCAACTGTATCCCATATTATAGAATATAACATATCATCTGAAATCCAAGTTGGGTATCCGTCATATAATCCATTAGGGTTAAAGTGAATTAGCAAGTTAACTTCAGTAACTTGTTTACCAACATAATCGTAATATGAAATAACCATACAAAAATCATAAGTTGGTTGAGATGTTGTTGTTGATGTTGTTGTGGTAGTAGTTGTCCCCTGAGTTGTTAGAACACAAGTTGTATTAATAATAAAATCACCATAATAATCAGTTATTGTTGCCGAATAAGACCCTTCCGACAGATTATCTATTGAAACTGTATTATTCCCATTTTCCCACACAATATTATATGGTGGTGTCCCTCCTGTTATAATTAAAGTTGCGGTACCGTTAGATGCTCTAGGTTTACTAGGATTAGTCACAACACATACCACACCCATAGGGAAAATGGTTATAGGTGAACATTCATTAACGTTTTCTGACATTACAGTTTTTTTTATATAAATAATGTGTTATTTGGTTTTTTTATTAATTAATGACTTCATAACTTCAATATATTTAATGGTTGAGCTATGTTTATCTATATAATTAAAATAGTTAGGATTTTCTTCAAGTTTTTGAAGTGGGTCCTGATTAATATAATCCCCTTTATAGAATTTTGTATTTCTTAAATCTTGAGTCACTCCAGCCATATGAAGTATTGGTTTTTTTTCATATAAATTAACAGTATCAGTCGCCCAAGAAAAATCTAAATCATTGGTAATGTTAGTTTCTTTACCAAAATACCATAAGTTCCATAATACTGACCACATCTCAGCGGTCCAAAACTGAATCTCACCAGGACTTATAGGGAATCTCTTTTGATAATTTAACATTTGGTCATATAATGGAACACAATCGTCATATATTTTTTTCCAAATTTCTGAATCAGTGTTTTTTATTATATATTGTCCTCCACCTGAATTAAGTTGATTACATTTAACACATTCAACGTCAATCCCAACAATATCAACCATTTCTTGAATTAACTGACCTTTTTCGGAATTTGGGTGTTGTTTCTCATACCGTTCACAACAATCCATAATATAATTGTACCCAATATAACCTACAGTATCGGAAAGATAAATTACATCATCTCCCATTAATTTATCAAAGTCGGGTAACTCTCTAAAAATAATGTCAGCATCATGCAGAAAAAAAGATTTACCATATTCAGGATATTCTTCTAGCCATTTATAAATTAAAAACGGTTTAATGTTAGGGATATAATGTTTTTTTTCTCTCTCATCAACATAATGATGAACATTTATACCCATATCTTTTAAACGTAATGATTCTTCACTAGGTTCTTTTTTTCCGTGAACCATCGCTAAAAGAACGTGAATGTTATTTGGATTTATACCCTTTTCAATAAAATTATGTACGTAGACTTTTATTTGCCAATGAAAATATGGAACATCAGGTTGTGCTGAAACAAATTTTAAATTATTAACCATATAGGAAATATAATTCAGAAGTTTTTCTTATCAACAATTTATTTTAAGTGATGTAATTAAAATTGACGTATGATGTACCTTCAAAAGTTTCACCCATTATTAATACCATTATGTTTTTAATACAACACATAAATTCCGCCTCCATTGTTTGATATTCTTCGGCTATCGTTAAATCAAAACTACCATCCCCATAATCCACAGTGTAATTATAAGAAACCATAGTACCTCCACTTGTTGGTAAATTAATACTTTCATTTTGAACCCCTGTTTGTGGTGAACATTGCATCATGTTAAAAAACACTTGGAATTTTTTATGGTAATCAATGAAACATCCCTCCCAAAAATCTTGGTATATTTTTTCTTGGTATACCTCACCACAAGTTTCACCTGAAGTACATGGTGTTGCAGCGTTTATAAATTGTTTTAATGCTTGGATGAATGCGTTTTTTGAATTATTAGCATATAAATATATATCCCCCCAAGTAGTACAATCAGACTCAGTAGTACCAGTCCCAATAATATTTCCGTTTAGATAATCACAAATATCCATATAAATTATATTTAACTATTATATTTAAAAATTTGGTATAATGGGATATGAAATGACGACCAAGTAAAAGACCTCCAAACCAACATAAGTTGGTTTAATGATAAAAGATAATAATCTCTTTGAGCTCTTTGTACCGCAGCACAATCTTCAATATCAGGATAACCTATTATTGGTGAACTTTCATTAATCCACGTATTTGTATTAGGGTCCCATTTATAAAAAACACCATCGTCTATAACAAAACAAAATTCACCAAAATTACCTGTTAATGGTAAATCACCATATGATTGGACTTCAGTTAACCATACGATATCAAAGTCATATTGAGGCCCAACTAAACCATTTTCCTCAAATATTTTTTTACAACTACATCCTTGTATTACCTTGAATTGCGTCCACCCAACATTTTCAGGCCCATTGTAAAAATAATCACCCTCGTATCTAGATGGTGGTAATACAACAGGAATGGATTGGGCATAACTAATTCTACCCACTGAAAGGGCTAAAAGATAATTATTTATATAAGACAAATAGGCATTTCTAGCATTTCTAAACTCAATTTGTTTACTCTCAATAACACCGCAATCAGGATAATTTGGTAACTCTTGACATCTAGTAGGTATAATATCCAAATTGTCTAATAAATCAATTCCAAATAAAGGCCATTTAATATCATAGATTACTTTAGTTTCTTCGGTTTCACAATACTCTTCAGTTATTTCACAATTAATAGGGGTAAATTCAGGTACGGGACAATAACAAGCGACACACGAAATATCGTAATGAATTATCATATTAATTATAATATTAGCATCATTTAATGAAATTTCGGAATTACAATCAGTTAAAATAGTCATTTGATTAGTTTCAATATCAAAAATAACAGAACCAATACCATCATACCCTAATATTAAACTTCCAATAACATCATTCCATTGTTGGGTAGTTGGGTAATCATTTAAAGTTTCTCCCGTAAAAAATGTTTGGGTTGTGGTAACTCCGCTAACTGTAACGGATGCTTCAAATATAGCCTGATTCAAAATACAATTTGTATCCCCCGAACTTAAACTATAAAACCCATCAAGTAACATCTGTTTAGGTCCTTTTAAAATTATTTCACCATAATTTAATAAGTCAGAATCACAAACGCTATAAACTTGATAAGATGATAATAAAACATTACCATTAACTATAACTTCCGTAGTTGACTCACACCCATTGTCATCAACAACAGTCAATGAGTAGGTTCCAGCACTTAACCCCGTTATAGTTGACCCTGTTTGTCCGCTAGCGTTTGGGCTCCAAGTTAATGTGAATGGTGGTTCTCCACTAGTTATTAACGCTGTTACTGAACCATTATTACCCCCTAAAGCATCGGTCGGTACTAAAATAAAATCAACATCACTTGATGTTGCCACATTTGCCGATATTGTTTGGGTACACCCATTATCATCCACAACATTTATACTATGTAATCCTGATGTTAGATTAGTAAAAGTTACCGAACTTAAAGGACTAATAACAATTTCACTACCATCTAAAGTATATGTGTAAGAAGGTGTTCCTCCTGAAACTTCAACAGTTATTATCCCATTATCATCACCACAAGTAGTACCTGTAACACTTGTTGACAAAATAAACGCATTATCATTCTCAATTGTGAAGGTATTACTATATTCACAAGGACCATCGTCAGATATTGTTAAAGTATATTCACCGTAGAATAAATTATTAAAGGTCCAAGTTGAACTATTTGTTGTTTGCGTTGTAGTTGGCCCACCTGTTTCACTTAAAGTGTAGTTGTAAGGTGGTGACCCTCCATTCAATACTATCGTGACATATCCAGATGCCCCACATACCGTTGGAGAATACGAAAACGATACAACCGAAAATCCTCCTGGAGTTGTGACCGTTATTGTTGCACTTGTAGTACAAAGTCCCGCATCAGTCACTAATATACTATAATTCCCACTAGATACATTAGTAAATGTGTATTCAGTGTCAAATGTAAAGTAATTACCTAATGTTGAGGCGGAGAAGTTATACGGTGAAGTACCGCCCGTAACAATAACAGTAATTTCACCATCCGAAGAATAACAAGATGGGTCTGTTGTTAAAATAGACGCAATACCTACACTAGGTACTTCTGAAACTGAAGTTACTTTATTAACCGCACACCCTGTACTATCAGTTACCGTAACATTATAAAACCCTGCGGTTAATCCACTAATACTTGATGTTGTTTGACCATTAGACCATAAATAAGTGTACGGAGGATTACCCGTTAACCCTGTTATAAATATTTTACCTGAATTAACCGCACATCCCGCATCATTAACAACATAAAAACCAAAATCTATGGTACTTGAGTCTTTAATTATAACAGATTCACTTTGACCTGTACAACCACCACCATCATTAGCAATTACATAATATGTACTTGCGGATAAATTAGTAAACTGATAAGAATTACCAGCGGTTGATGCTGACATTATAAAACCATAAACAGAATCATACAATGAAAAAGTTGCTGTCCCATAATACCCACTTGTAACAGCACTTAAAGAACCATTATTCTCACCACATAAAGTATCTTCAAACGATTCAATAGATACACAAGTCCCACTTGATATATAAACATTAACAGGAACTACTGTATTAGGTTCACAACTATCTATAATATTAAATGTGTAAGTCGCGGCAGATAATCCACTCTCACTATATGTTGTAACCCCAGGTCCTAAAGCAATTGTACCATAAGATGCAGGACTAATCCATTGTATTGTATAATCAGGTGCCGTACCAAGAATACTAAGTTCAAAAGTCCCAACATTTATATTAGAACAATCACCTGTTATATTTAAACTATATGATAAAGGACAAGACATTAATTACATAATATATTAAAATTTATTCCGACATTAATTTTTAAATTAACACCATCATCATCTTCAGAACAAATATTATTAAATACAACAACAGTATCTTCAGTTGTAAAATAATAATCATATCCATAGATTTTTAAAGATTCTAATGAATCAGTTAATCCTGATAACCAAGCCGTAGTTGTAGTCGGATAACTAATATTAGGTACTGTTAATCCCACCCCATTAAAGAATGGTGTTTGAACAATTACCACATCATTTATTCTAATATCAACAAACCAACTTGAGTTTAATGAATTTATTAAACAATCATTTAATGTATAACCGTTGGCGGTCAAATATTGATTTAATAAATAAGCCAAAACACCACTAAATTGTTGTATTTGTGGATTTGTATCCCAAGGATAAACAGGACATTCAGTAGATTGTACAGGACAATCAACAGGAAATATATTTGTCGTTAATTCACAAGGTTTACAAGGTACAGGAATGATTTCACATCCTCTTTGTCTTCTCCATACAAATTTTTGTCTATGGAAGATTGAATTCTCATATTTAACACCTGTATTCCATATGGTTGTCGCAGGTATCATTTGTTCAACAAGTCTAATCCAATAATCACCAAGACCATTGACATATTCTATCATTGTTTTGTATGAAAAATTATCGTTCTTTACACCAATTCTGCCTTCAGATTCTAAATACCTCCAAAAAATAGAACCTAATGTTGGGTAACCTCCAGTTCTAGTTGAGTTGAATTGTCTATCTCTAACATTAATGGTATTAGTCCAAAAAGTTTGAGCGAACTCAAAAAATGTTTGTATTTTTGGCTGTGGATTTATTTCGGTCCAATCAATACCTCCTTTATTAGGGTAAATGTTTATCGGTGAAACAGTGTAAAATTGCGTTGGTAATACCGTTTCACTTGTACCCGAAATGAATGACGGTACAACACTAAGTCCATATGAAATTTCACTAGGATTTGCATTTATATTTGTAAACGTACTGGTCAATGTTAACCCACTATAATCATCAGGTAATATTACATTAGTAACACCTGTTGTACTACCCGCCGAAATTGTTATACCTGTAGTTACACTTACGTCACCACTTATTGTACCTAAAACATTTGTAAAATTAAATGTTATATCAAACAATGGTGGTATGATAGTAGAAGCACTATAAGTTATATCAACAGAACCTGGTTGGTATATTGAGCTAATACTGTAAAATTGACTAATTTGTGGTACATAATTTAACCCTTCATTAGGTATTGGGAAATTATATTGTCTTGACATATACCATATGTCGTATGCGATTCCTTGGGCAGGATTTAAAAATAAATCAACGTTTTTAACATTTAATACTAACTTATCATCACTAGTAAAATATCTTGCATTATAATTACCATCTAAATTACTTCTTAAACCAATTTCTCTATCAGTCCAACTTTTATTATTATCAATAGTTGGTCTTAATCTAAACCCGATATCCATGAACGGAAACTCACGGAATCTATTTAAATAAACTTGTCCATATGAATACGGTTCTAAAACCGTTTGGTAATTAGGGTTGGACCCAGTAAACACGCTATTAGTTAAATCAACTTGTTCTAACGCCCTGTGTTGAGGTGTTTGTTCAAACCATCCACTACCTATTTGGAAAAAATAATCTTCCGTATCTTCAGGTGCCGATGGGAAACCGTTATCATCTATCGGATATTCTTCTCTACCAATATTAACATCTTGCAACGTGACTTGAGTTGTGAACCCTGTATACGTAACCCCCATTATAGAGTACAAATAACTTGGGTCTAATGCTGGCGTATTTTGAACATACGTACCTCCCGATATTTGAGCATAGTATGAATCAAACTGAGTCATATTAATTTTTTGGTCTGCTAAATACACATACTCATTAAATTCAACCAACGCTTCAGGTGCACCAATTAGTGTTAATAAAGTTTCAATTGATTTTCTAGTACCTTTGGATTTAAATAGGTAAGCCGAATTTAAAACTAAGTTTCTATAATATTGATAGTTTAATTCATCAGGTGTCATTACACTATCAACACCACTAAATGCCGACTTATCAGTATTTTTTTGACCAAAAACAGAATTTAATAATTCCTCATTAGATATTGGTGAGATATTTGTTCTCCATCCTAATGTTTGTGCTAAATTTTTTAAAAGTTGTGACGGTATGTCATTACCAACATTGTAATTAACAGAATTAATATATGCTAACGCATCAATAAACTTTTTTGTTTCATCAAAACTTCTACCATAAATTTGTAGTACTTTCTCAACTTTTCTACCAATGGTATCAAACTCATTGAAGGCCCCTGTGGTTAAGAACCGTGAAATTAAATTTGTCTTATATTCGTCAAATGATATACTTACCTCGTTTAATTTATTTAAGTAATTAGTGAATGCCCCCGTTATGATATCTAAGTTCCACTTACCTAATAAAGGCCAAGTTAAATTTTGATACTCGGTATAATATGTTCCATCATCACCTACTTTAGGTATCTTGAATGTTGCAGTATATTTTGGGTTTACATTTCTATTCAGTAAAAAATCTTCAACCTCATCTAACGATTCATTTAAAACTTTATTAACTTCTAAATCATTAGGTCTAATAATTAAAGTTTGATTGGTGGTTGATTCACCCGAAAATGGGTTACCCTCAACAACAATAGTTAATATCCCAGATGTCAATGATGTTGTTGATACAATTCTTTTTACGGAATACCCGTTATCGTTAAGATACAATGAATACTTACCATATTGAGTTGTCATATTCCTTAACTCGGAAACTTCAACTTCATTTAGTTCCATATTCCTTGTGGCGTTAACACTAAAATCAACACCAAATGGGTTACTTATTTTTGAAATTGATAAATCAAAACTAGTTTCATCAAATTGAGGGTTATATATTATATTAGTAGCACTTGGTCCTGTAGTATAATCTTTACCTAAAAAATTAGACTCTATAGCTCCAGGGAAATAATTAATGATTTTTTCCACAGAAACTGACATTCTTTTAACCATTGACCCATATAGTGTGAAATTAGTAATCTGAGATAAATCAAAATTTGGATATACTTTAAAATTGTTTTCAAATAAAGCTTTAGATTCATCAATACTATTCACACCTAACCCTTCTAAATTGATGGGGTTGGAGAAAACTCCTGTGTTAAAATTTCTATTAACTTTTTCCGTAACCGATGTTGTGAACTCAAAATTACCTTGAGTTAACCCACCACCTTGCACTAACTGAAATCCAACTAATTCATCGGAAAATGTTCCCGCTCCTGACGCTTTTTGTGGTGGGCAAGTATATTTTTTAATCGCCATTATTCAGTTATATTTGTAAAGTTTTTACTAAAATCAATGTTATTACCTCTATCTTCTCTAACTTCATACAATAGGTTATTAAATTGGTCTCTAATTTCATAAAGATTGTATTGTTTGTAGATATTGTTATTACTGTCGTAAACAGTGTAAATCCCGTCATCCATTGACTTAGTTTGGTTACCATAAAGAGCAATTGCCAATGTTGAGAAATCGTGTTCCGCCAATTCAATGTCTAAAGTTATTGGATTAAAAAATGTATTAGTTATAATAATATCTTGGTCAGGTTGCCCAATGTATGGAGTGGCATTTGGTTTATTTGTGGGTGCCGATGATGGTGATAAAGTGCAAAATATTAAATTAGTATTACTATCGGTATATCTGTATCGTATCGCTTTTTGTGATGTATTTGTTAAATTTTGAACCACAGGCTCACAAAAGAATGATGAGGTAATTAATCTAAAAAAATTAGGTACTTTTGTACCATCAGAATTTAAATACTCAACTCTAAAACCAACTAATCCTTGATTAACAAATTTATTTCTATAGTTAGTTGGAACCGCATTTAAATCAATTACTATACCTTTAACATTAGGTAGTGCGGATAAAACACCACAATCCAAAATTGTAGTTCTAATTTGAGCAGGTCTTATATAAAGGGTATATATACCTATTCTATTAAAGACATCGGAAGGTAATGTTAAATTATATAAACCCCCTAACAATTCAACATTAGCATTACCACCAGTGTCAGCATTATTAAAATACGGTTTAAGTATTGATGGTGCATCCAATTTTGTTAATAGAAAATTGTTTGTCTCATCTCTAGATGGGGTATAATTTAAAATTATCTCAACATCTTCAGGTGAAACATCTGCGGGTCTTATAGTACCGTAAACGCCAGTTGCCATTTTATTTAGTTATTAATTTATTATTTTTATTTAATATTTTACAATATTGAAGAACTTATATCCGTAATTAGTAAGTTCACCAATATTATCAACTTCATTTAATCTTTGTACTCTTTCGTAAGCACTTACTTTTCCTCTATCAATAAATACATCAGTTTGTACTTCTGCTTCATCAATAACGTTTAATAATACTTCATTTTTTGTTAATGCTGAACAAACTAACATATCTGATGTTATTCCCGATGTTTGAACAATGAATATTGTAGTTCCATCGTTATAATCATAATAGTCAATGTCATTAATTGTATAGGCGGTGTAAGTATTTGATGGGTCAGGTCCCCAATATGTCCCAATATTTCCAGATGTTCCCGTTACTTGGACCCCTAATTTAAAATTACCCCCAAATAAATTATATTTGGGTCCATAAACTTGTAACCCATTAACATTTGATGTTGTGTAACCTGTAACTGTTATTGGTGTTGCCGAAAAATTATAAACGTCTAAGTCACAATTAGAATCACCACTAAAAATATAATCATACATAATTGGAGTTGCGGACCAATTTCCACCTGCAGGAACAAAATAAGCAGTCCCGTTTGGATTTGTGATTGTTACATTTGTATAAGGTACTGTAATATCTTTTTTCACAATGTTATATCCCCAAGGACTCATACCTGACATAGATATAGTATAATCTCCACTTTGGACATACGTATGTGATTGGAAAAATGGTGCAGTAAAACTAACCGTTTGAGCTGGTGTTCCATCACCCCAATCTACTTTATAATCGGAAAACTGTAAGTAATTTAATGAGTTAATATCAGATGTATTATAAAAATAATACTCATATGGATTTAGAGTTGTTGATGAAAATAAAAAATTAGTCATTACATCTTTCTGTAAAACAGCTCCATCAAACGTTGAATAATACCCAATATCTATACAAGTTTCAGATAAAAATATTGGGATGGTTAACCCTGTTAATAATGAAGTTCCATTTGTACCTCCTGAAAGTATTTCAGTCATTGACGAATACACATAGGTTTGACCTGTGTAATACTTAGTTACAGCACTTGTGAAAATGTCACAACAAATCTCAATATCAAATTCTTCATTATAAGAGTCACCAGTAAAATTAACTAAGAATATATCTCCATTAATTACTTCAGGGGATATTCTTATATTATATATTCTATCATCCATTATGGGTTAACATATTCATACCATTTTATTGGGTTACCAACACCCACTCTAGTTCCTAAATAATCATAAATCATATACGTTTTAGTATTATAATTTAGGACTACTTTATTATAGAAATAATCATCATTATTAAATACAAATTTATTAGGTAGTGAAGATTGTGGAACTGTCATCATTCTTACATAAACACCTTGCTTAGCATCAAAAAATTTAACACTCATATAAAAAGTATCTAAATCCACAAATGTTTTTGATTTTAACCAATAAATAAAAAACCCTTCTTTTTTTGACGGTTTACTTGGTGATGGTATATAATCTAATAAGAATTTAGGTTTATCAACATTAACATTTGTTAGTGTTGGTGATATATTTATTTTTTCAAAAATACCATTATAAGCAGGTAAAATTATTGTGAAGCAATTAACTTGTTTTACACTATCGGTCGTATCATAAAAATCTAATTTGAAGAATGATTTAATAAAAGGTTTTGCTTTGTAATATAACTCTTGACCTGTAAATCCTTCAGATATATAACTATTTCCCCAATCAGTTATTGTTGATGCGGTAACGTTTGATGGGACTCCAGAATAAAAATAAAACTCATAATCTATCAAAGTTATTTCTTTATTAGTATAAGAGTCATGAGCAAACCTTAAAACCTCAAAGTCTTCAGGTAAACCCGCAATAACTCTTAATACATCTTCTTGATATACATCAATACTATCGTCTCTCCCTAAAAAATCCCATTGGATTTCTATGGGAATAGATATACTTTGATTAGTCCCTGGTACAGTAAATTTATATTTATTATTCACAATCGTCAACAGTTGGTTCCGCAACTACGGTATTATTTGTTATCCCATAATCATAAGTATCCCCTTCACTAATTAATCTGAAAATAATATCTCTATATGGGTAGTGGGCGTTATTTAAATATGGATAATTAACCCCAACATTTTCAGTGTCAATAAACCCATATGGGTATAAATCCCTCCAAATAAATTGGTTAACTGTCGTAGAGTAATAAGCATAATCAGGTATACCTACAACATTTTGGCTATCAGCTTCTTCAAGATAATTAGAGAACGCCCTTATTTTTAAAGGATAGTGTGGCTTATAATAGTAACCACGACAATTATCACCAAATGGGTTTGAGTCAGGAGTTAGTCCAATATTAAAATAATAAGGATTAAACCTAAATTTATGATATAAATCAGAAATAACTCTTTCAGTTTGTTCCGAGTTATTCCACTCACAGTAATCTCCTAAAACTATATCTCCCTTTTGTACTGGTCTTATATATGTAAATGGTTTTCCAGGTATTCCTAATGTAGTTGTATAATTTAAAACCGAAAATCCCGCATCTGAATTCGTGTTAGAATTAGCCCACCAATTATTAGGTGCGTTAGGGTTGGTACTTAATGGTTGTATATTAAATTCCCATCCTTGTTTTAATCCATAATAACCACCACCAGGTCTTAACAAACCAAAAGTCCAACCCATATAACCTTTCCACACTATAGTGTAAAATAATTCACTTAAGGGTCTATTTTGATTATCTCTTAATGATGAAATGTCAATGTCTTCATTAAATGAGGCCGTATACACAGTATTACCATTTTTTAATGATATTCTACTTTGTTTATTTGGTGTATAGGTTGCCCTTTCATTCTTTTTTTGTTGTTTAAATATCTGTTGCTCAAATCCTGATTTACCTAATACTAAATCATCACTTTCAGTTAAAATTTTATGTCTTCTAACATAATATTCCGAAATAGTATCACCACTATTATTAATATCAATTATTCTTTTAAAAGTACCCGTCACACCACTTACAAATGTGGTACCTGTAAATCCAATATCATAAATATTAAAAATATATTCATCAGTCCCATAGTATGGGTCACCTAACGAATATACTTGGAACGTATCTTGACCTAAATAATCAATACTTAATTTAACATATTCCCCAACTGAAAGTCCGTGAGTTATAGGGCACCTAAATGAAATAACTGTCTGATTTTGGTCCATGGTTCTATAAACAACAAATGGTATTCCATCAGATGCCACCCAATTTAAAGTAGTGTTAGAATCTTTATCAAATGCGGACATTTGTTTATTTTTAATGTTATCATACGCATAACTCATGTTAATGGACCAATTATATGTGTCAGCACTTTTATTAATAAAAAATTTATGTATGTTATTGGTAACATCAGGAGAAGTATAACCTGAGATATCATTATCAATCCTCATAAAATCAAATTCATAATATTGAGGATATCCCGAATAAAGACTTATTGAGCTTAATGTACAAATATTCGTAACTAATGATTGTACATTTTCATAATACAATGATGATTTATATGGATAATATGATGTAACACCAGAATATTTGTTATCAAACAATAATGATAATTTAGCGATAGGTCTGAATATTGTTGACCTTTGTCTTTCGTCATCATATAACTGTTGTAAATCAAAATTGATAGTTCTATCAAATTCAATATTTTCTTTAACCGTCTGTACTAACGGTACTTGAAATAATAAGTTGCTATTAGGTGCTGACTTGTACCTTAAAGACCCCAATACTACTCTATCTTCTATTCTACTACTCATTAATATGTTATATCATCAAAATCTACCCAAGATTCTGCAAATTTATCAAAGGCCGTTCTACCTTGTCTTAAACCAAAATAAAAATAAAAAGGAGCTCCCATTAAAATTGATTGTTGAGGTGCCGTTGGTTTGTACCAATAAGAGACATCAGCGTCAATGTTACCTGAAGAATTCACCGCATATATATATCCTTTAAAATAATCAGTTTGGTTAAAATTATTAGGTCTAAAATATCTAGACGATTGTAATAATCTATCTAAGTCTTGATATCTGTGAGAAAATAATTCAGTTGAAAAATTTAAATTGGTATCCCAATTATTTATTTGTCCTCCAAATATTGTTGGTTTATTCGCAATAGACCACATGTAGAATGGTACTCTTTGACTAAAAACAGGAATGTCTTCAAGAGCACAATTTATTGTACTAAAAGGACCTATACCCGAATAAATATTTCTTTTAGGTGTGATATAATCTCTAGCCTGCAAATTAGATTTAAAGAACACACCAATAACATTATTAACTCCAAAAATTTGAGAATATGAATAAATATCATTACCACCATAATACCCTTGTTCAAACGGATACACCCCAAACTGAGAGTTAGTGGCTATTAATTGAGCATAATCACCGTCAACAAAATCATTATCCCTTTTAAAATAAGACAATACACCACCAAAATTAAGTGTATTAACTAATCTAGCTACAACTAACAAAGTTAATAAATCGCTAATATCATTAAATGTTGTGGGTGATAATCTATTTAAAATATAACCGTCATACTCATTTGTAATTGATACTTCTTGTAAATATTTTTGTTTAGGTCCTAAATCCATAATTGTGGTAGGGAACATCATATTAACAACGTTACCTTTGTATTCATTATAGTCAGGTGCCTCTCTACCTATAAACTTATTAGTGTAAGTGTATGGTGCACTTCTATAAAAGAAATTATTATTAGTTTGGTCTAAGTATATTACATCAGTACAATAAACAGCGTATGGGTCATTATTATTATCAAAAAATGTATTATTTTTAAACGGGAAGTGATATAAAACACCATTCACCCAATTGTTTGTGAATACATGACCAAATACGTTTTGACATACACCATACATAGTTGTATTTCTAGCAAACCATTCAACCATATAAAATAAATCTATAGGTAATGAAAGCAAAGGTGTTCTAAGGAAAACATAACAACCATCTTCCATAGTTGGTTGCCCTAATGTGGTATAACAATTATCACCAGGAGGTGCTATGGTTATTTGACCATCACTCTCACTATAACAACCTAAAGGAACCATATTTTCACATTCAAAAGAACCTAAAATATCATTACCAACAATATTACCCCACCCATCATCAGATAAATCTTGACCACCACCATCAGTATATAGTGAATTAGTAATATCAAAAGTGGTTAACACACCACCAGAATCAAAACCATAAACAACCAAACTACCATTTTCAAAAAGAACATATTGATTTGTTAAATTACTTTGAGTTGTTGTAGAAGAGGGTAATCTGTCAGACCTCATAACCATCTGTCTACCAGATGGTCCTAATGTAAAACTAGTTGTTAATGTTGTTGGGTATATTGTTGAGTATACTTGTGAGGTTGATGTTGGGTTTGCCACAGGTATTAATGGGATTGTAGCGTCTAAATAAAGTAGTGAGCCACCCTCAACTTGTTCATTAATTAGGTATCCTCTGTTCTGAACAACTGATGAGTTAAATGTCGGTGTAAACCCTGTACAAGATGGTCCAAGTATTGTTGAGTTATTCCATTCTTTAGTCATTTCATTTAATGGATTAACACTTAACCCATTATTAGGTGAAATTAATGTTGAGTTTGTTGGTGTTAATGGTTGAGACGCTTCATCAAGGTTTGAATAATACTTAGTCATCGTACTTGTAAATGCACTGAACTGTCCTCCAGGTAAAAATTGGTAAGAGTCATAAAATAATTTTTGTCCTGAGTATGCGTCGGTTGCATAACTATTAGATATAATCAACGGTGAATCGTGTTTAACATTCCTTAATTTACCTTGTATTGGTATATTAAGATAGAAGTCACCCTCAACAATAGAACTCGCATTTCCAAATGACGAATAACCATAAAGTTTACTTAAATCATATCTACATTTTGTTTTAGTTGTATTTGGGTCAACTCCTCTAACTAAAAATATAATATTTTGTTCATTATACCCCGAATAACAAGATACAGGTGACAAAGTATCGGGAATCATACAATTATCATCATCAATTGTTAAATAATACGCAGGGTTCTTAATAAAACGTTCAGGTAATGAATCAGGTAATAAATTGGTAGAATCCGTAATAAAGTTGGATACTTTTTTTATTTGTAAAACTTGGAAATACTCAATATCCATAGGATATTTAGCATATAACACATCTTCAGTAAATGCGGTTAATGTATAGGTTACCGATAAATTACCAGTGTTTGAGGGTGATGCGTATTCAACAACTCTATTATATTGATTAATATTTGAAAATGCTGTAGGGGTACCTATCGTTGTTCCTGTTATCGCATTATTACTATAAATATTTAAAGTTGAACCCGTTAAATTTGGGTCATTAGATATTGTAGGGTTATTAAATGTTAATACTTTTCCTACTTGGAACTTGCTGATGTTTTTATCATCTACAACTAAACAAACCACATTATCTAAATGCCAAGTAGTGTTGGGGTTATTGATATTAGTATCAAAGGTTACTTTAATTTGATTAACCCCTCCACCTGGTGATATCGTTGGGTCAAAATATTTACCCTTAGTATTAAATAAATTCATTCTATTCGCCAAAGTTAAACTTGAACTAAATAAGTATGATGGTGGTATAGTAACTAAATTAATTAACCCTTGTGATTTATTTGTAATTGAGGTATCTGAAAGTCCTGCCAAAATTTGGCCAGTTTTATTTTCATAAGGAGAATTACAATTATATTGACCCGCATCATAAAAACTACTAAGAACACCTGCACTACCTAAACCAGCATTAGTCTCATTAAGAGAATCTACCGTAGGATTTGAGGGTGGTGTTGATGGCTCTGAACTAACGTCAGGATTTTTATCACAACGTTCACAATCAGGATAAGTTAAAAGACAAAATCTCATTTTAAATGAATAACATAAATCACCCAAGGAATTACCCGCTTCAATCAAAGCATTTCCAGCATTCTTTATTTTATCAGCAAAATCACCAGCACCTGGTATTAAACCAATAGCCAACCCAATTAGATAGATAATACCACCAATAACAACAAAAACTGTTGCAATAATAGCTAGTACAAAACAAGCAATAAACGCTAAAACATGCATTACAATTAACATAATCAACATAAATGGTAATAAAAACCCCATCATAATTGAGTATAATGTAAAATTAGCATTAGGGTCATATTGAGCGTCATTGGTTGGAAATCTAACTACCTCCGAATCACATTTATCGTCAGTTATTTGTTTAATAGCTATAAATCGTTTTTTAGATTTACCTTTTCTATATTCAGTTATATGACTTGATACGGTATATACTTTATTATACCTCATCTCATAAAACTTATCCTCACAATTAATCGCATCATTAATCATTTGTTGACCAAATGCTGTCATATTATCTCCGTAATCATCCCAATTTGTGGTAAATGCGTATGACCTTTGGACATCCGAGGCGTTTGGTGTTGTAATATAACTTGTCCACCCGTATTCTCGTATATTAGGTACTAAAAAATACCCTCTTTTTATTGAAACGTCTAAGGATGGTGGCTGATTATATTTAACTTTAAATCTATATTTTCCTTTAGTAGGTACACCTACATTCACATCGTCAGATAATACTTGTTCACCAAATTCATTTGTTGTAACATAATTAAGATTCATTGGTACGTTCACAACCCAAGCACCATTTTCGTCTATAACTTGACCACCATTTTCTAATTCAAATTCCTCTAATAAAGGTCTACCCTGATTATCAACATTAATCGTTTGTCTGATACTTTTAATTTGACCAGGACCTGTTATTAGAGAACATTGATTCCCCATTTTTTTATTAACTTTACACCCCGTTTTAATTGCGGACATATCAACATCAGAAATTACTGAACCCATAAAAATAGCCGATGGTGTTATTTGTACATTAGTTTCCCTAGTTATATCAAAATCAGTTCTAGTTATACCTATATTACATATTTCAGGCTCCCCCCATAATGGCTCTACTTGAATGTTTCGTGAAAATGAAACTATCTGAGGTAGTGAATTTAAATTGGTTGACGCTTTAAAATTAAATCCATCAACCATTGCCTCAGTAGTAACCCCCATGTCTATTAAATCTTTTGGTGATAGAGAAAACTCACCAATATCGGACAAATCAATATCAACAAAAATAGTTTGTTCACCAGTGGGAACACCGAATATCATAAAGTCACCACTATCATTAGTTGTTGTGGTGTACTTATAATATTTGTCATAAACTTCAATTAATGTTTGGTCTAAAATAACATCATCCCTTTCAAAAAATGTTCCTGTAGGTACGTGTCCGTTATATGATGGTATATATGGTAATAAATTATATCTATACCCATCTTCATTTTGGTCTGTAACAGTTTTATATGGGTAAATTTCTGATATTATTGGATTTGTTGAATCCTCTTCGCTTAAAGGAATAAAAACAGATAACTTCGCATTAGGAATTCCAAGACCATTATTAACGCTAATACGACCAATAACCACACCATAATCTGAGCACTGTCTTGTGTAGATTTGGTCTTTTAATATTTTAAGAGATAATATCTCAAGATACTCAAATTCTTGGTCTATTAATACTTTAATTGATTTATCTACCCCAGGTGTTGTTCTTATCCTATAAGAATTTGACATAATAATCTTTTAACATAAATAGTTTATATACTATTTTTAAAAATAGATGATTATGAATAAAAATAAATTATCAACTGAAATTAACGGTAGATAGATTTTTAACTCTAACATTAATGTCTTTATTTGCGTACCTGATTTGGTAAGTTTGATTGGGTTCCGCAAATATTGTGTCATCAATTAATTCAATCTCTTTAGTTGTGCTATCAATATATCTTTGGGATGTTTGGGATGATGAATATTGTCCACCAACCTTATTAAAGACTTTAATGTCAGATACACTAATAACCCCATTTTGATTTTGAATCTCTTTTCTAATTTCAGATATATTAACATTTTGACCCATTTGTAAATTAATTGGGTCAAAATAATCAGAAACTAAATTAATTATTTGTGAAATAACGGCTCCCTGAGTCTGACTGTTATCCAACACCACATCAATGTTTAAAGCTAAATCAATAACATTAGCAGATTCAACAGAAATATAGTCATTAATCATTCTATAATTTGAAAGGTAATTGGCAACATTATTTTTTAACGTATTTGATAGGATTTCAGTCAGACTACCTGACTCATCATACGCCAACATTTGTATTTTTATTTTATTATTTTCTTCTGTGATGGCAACTTTAGCAGGTGCCCCAAACTGTGAAGGCATTGTTCTAATTAATGAATCATAATCGTTAACCGTTACGGCTCTTTTTTGAGATGAAAAGTTAAATCCGACCAAATTTCTAACCTCCTCCATTGTTGGGAAATTAGCGCCTCCAATTGCAGCAGTAACATTAGTACAACTTAGTGAATTAACTACCGTAGTATTAAATGATTGTGAAGGTCCATTTACAAAGAAAGAAACAGTTCCAATTTGAGTAATAACATTAACACCTAAATTACTACCAGTTCCACCACCAACTCTATATTGTATAAACAAAGTTGAGTTACCTTTTAAAGTACTTCCTAACGCTAAATTATTAGAATACTTATATAAGTCTAATTTAAATCCATTTCTAGCAAATTCTCTTAATTGTTCATCCGCCGATTGACTACCTCCACCAAATGTCATTTTTAAGAAACCTTCAGGTGTATATTCTGTAATAAATTTAGTACTTGTTTGTATGTATTTACCAACCTTTATACCAGGTTTATCAGATACTTTAGTGGGGTCTTCAACAAAAACTCTATCTTCAGCTAATGCACTAACCTCATACCATCTATTATCTAACCCTAAAAATTCTTGTGGTGTTGGTACATTAGTATATTGAGTTCCGTCTTTTAATAGAACACTTGTAATACCTAAAACATTTTTTTCAGGTAAAAATAACTCATAAAATGGTTTTACATCATTTGCCGTTATTACTTTTTTGAATACTTTTGTGGTTCCATTAACAACGGTTTCTCGTTTAACAATAGTGTAATTTTCTAACTTGTTATCTGAATTAAAATTAGGTATCTTTAATCTATTAGGATAACCTTCGGAATTAGTAGGTGACGCAAAATCAATATCATATACAGTTTCAAATGACTGCCCCGCACCATTAACTTGTGACCCTCTTCTTAATATACCACAATATCTTAAATCTTCTTTATCACCTAATGCTGGTACCGTAATTGAGAAATCAACTAATGCAACAGAAGGTCTTTGACCTGGTATTTTTAAACCATAAGTTCTTGCAATATTAAAGATTGATGATGGTTGTTGTGCGTATTGTAATACCGTCTCCTGAATACTTCTGTCAATATTAAATTGTAGGTTGTCAGTAACAGCCGCATTTAAATCAAGTAATACTGAGAATACCGAAGCGTCATTAAAATTTTCAACTAAATCAGGATAATAAATTTTAGTGAAATTAACTAACTCAGTCCTAATTGATTGGAAATCTCTAGTTGTATACGATATTTTTTTATTTGCCATAATTTTAAATGTTAATAATCACGAAATCACTCGCGTTAAATGCTTCGTTAGTAACAATATAATCTATCCTAACTTTTGCGGTATGTTCTTTTTCAGATATTCCAGGTACTCTAAATACTCGTTCATCATTTTCAATAAATGTTCCTTTATCTTCTTCACCTTCTGAAGCGGCTTTAATTGATATATTAGTTATTTTTAATTCAGGTATATATTGTTCAACCGAGTCTCTAATTTCAGATTCAATGTCGGAAAATGTGGGACCATCTAATGGTTCAAAAATAAATTCAT